TTTTTGGTCATCTGAAGTAGGTTATGATGTTACTCCAAGACACGTGCTACAAGTGTTTGGCACAGAGTGTATGAGACAAGGCTTCTTTGATGGAATATGGGTCAGTCTTGTAAAACAAAAGATACAAGACAATCCAGACACAAATTGGGTGCTACCAGACACAAGATTTCCCAATGAAGTCAATATGATAAAGTCCATAGGTGGATCAGTTTGGTGCATACAAAGAGGAAAAAACCCACAATGGTTTGATGATTACAAACAACATGGCAAAAAGCCAACTGATGTGCATCCATCGGAATGGGCATGGGCACATTCTGAATTTGATCATGTAATAGACAATGATACAAACAAAGAAGATTTAGAAGAGAAAATTAATTATCTGATACAAGATCACCTTGACGCCACCCTTGTTTCTTAACATGTAATAATCTATTACAGTTTGCACAAACTGTTTTCAAGTTTCTGTTATTATTGTTGGTCATGTTGCCATCTAGATAATACACATCAAGTTGATGTGGATGCTGTGCTGTAAAGCCACACATTTCACAAGACTTTTGTTTGGTATATCCCGAACGTTGCCAGGCTGGGGTTGTTATAGATGAACTGTTGCTTTTCCTAATACATGCATCACATTTTTTCCTATAATAAATTTTATCGCCACGTCTATAGTTGTAGGCAGCTGGTTTGCTGTTACATTCTTGACACAATGGTCTTTGTGATCCGTTTCCATTAAGCACGTAGATATTTATAGGTACCTTTTCGGTACTCTTTATTTTCGACATCTAACTGTATAAAATCAGTCCAAGACCAATAAATATTCACAACAAGGAGTAACGACAAAATGGCTTTAATATCACCAGGAGTAGAGGTTACCGTCGTAGACGAAAGTTTTTACGTACCAGGTATACCCGGAGCAGTTCCACTAGTTGTAGTGGCAACTGGCCAAGATAAAGTGTCAGGCACTGGCACAGGAACAGCCTCAGGCACACTGAGCACTAACGCAAATCAAATCTTTTTGATTTCATCACAGAGAGAATTAACACAAACTTTCGGTAACCCCGAATTCAAAACAGATGCATCAGGTACACCAATCCAAGGGTCTGAACTAAATGAATATGGACTCCAGGCAGCTTACTCCTTCCTTGGTATTGCCAATCGAGCATTTGTTATTAGAGCAAACGTAGATCTAGACGAACTAACAGGGTCAGCAAACGCACCTGGTGGCAGACCCAATGATGGTTTCTTTTGGTTAGATCTTGCAAATTCAGCCTTTGGTATCAAAGAATGGGACGCTGGCACACAAGAGTTTACAGTAAGGACTCCAATTTTTGTTACATCAACAGATGATGTCACAGGAAATGCACCAAAAGCCAATATAGGATCGATAGATGACTATGCCATAGTTGCAACAAATCCATACAACAGATTATATTACAAAACACGTTCAAACACATGGGTACAGGTTGGTTCAGCTTCATCTGCAACCAAAGATGCATCATGGGCTTCATCACATCCAACTATCAGAGGCACAGCCACAAATCCAACACTCAATGATGGCACATTAACTATTAACGGTAACGAAATCAATACCGGAGCAACAGTAACAACAGCTGCGGCAAACATTAATAGTGCAGGAATCGAAGGTGTGGCGGCAGCGGCAGTTGATGGCAAACTAGAAATTTATGGTATACCAAGAGCAACAGGTGATGATTCATCTACAACAGCAGTAGCTTCAACAATCATCATTGGCAACGTTGGTGACAGTACAATAACTGCCACTACACAACTTGGTATCACAGCCGGTAGATATCATGTACCGAAAGTGTTTATAGGCCAACACACAGAAGATCATGGCTTTAGATCATCAGACTCTGCACCAAAGCCAACCGGATCTGTGTTCATCCAAACAACAGAACCAAACGGTGGTGCAAATGTTGTGCTTAAAAAATACAACGACACAACAGGAGTGTTCGAAACTGTGACTTCTCCTGTGTTCAAAACACAAGAACAAGCACTACAGCAACTGGATAGAGCAGGTGGTGGTGCTAACCTTACAACCAACGATGTGTTTGTACAAGTCAACTCAGGTGAGGATGAGTGGGATGATTCAACTGATGAGAACGGTGAATTAATTGATTATGTTCCTTTTGTAAGACTAAAAGGTGTAGGATCAGTAACTGAAATCATCTCAAACAAAATTGCAACCAAATCAGCTGCAGGCTTTTCAGATGGTGACACAATAAAAATGGCAGAAACTATTCTAAACTTGACTGCAACTGCAAACACTTCTTCAAGTATACTTGTTGAAAAAACAGTCAGCATTGGTGGTGAAGATGCAGATGACTTTGTATCTGCGATTAGTGCCGCTGGATTTGAAAACGTAGAGGCAGAATATGATGCCGCAAGTAAAAGAATTAAACTAAGACACAAACTAGGTGGACAAATTTATTTTTCCGATACATCAGGCGGGGCAATGGCAGACATAGGATTTGGCACAGCAAAAGCAAATTCATATGGTAGCAATTCAGATCTGACTACAGAAAAAATTGCTTCTTTATTTGAGGCTCCATCAGGTGATAAGGAAGATTATTCTTCAACTCCAAGTTTGCCTGCAACTTATTCATTTGTTGCTTCAAACTGGGGACCAGTTGAAAACACACCTGACAGTGGCACAACTTTTACAGCAATACAATCTGTAAATGAGCCAACCAAAGACCCAGCAGACAACCAACTATGGTATCAGACTGCGGTGGATGAAGTTGATATCTTGATACACAACGGCACAACATGGACTGGATATCAAAATGTGTCTTCAGATGCAAGAGGATTTAACTTAGCCAACACTGATCCAAATGGTCCAATAATTTCAGCAACTGAGCCTACAACGCAGACAGATGGCACAGCACTTGTTGATGGCGACCTATGGTTAAACACATCAGACTTAGAAAATTATCCAAAACTATACAGATATGACTCATCACAAACATCTGGTCAAGAATTTGTACAACTAGACAACACTGACCAAACATCACAAGATGGTATTTTGTTTGCAGACTTCCGTTTCCACAGTGATGGAACAAAAGATGTTATCAACGAAGTAACTTTAATTACAGATCTGCTTACATCAACATATCTAGATATTGATAAGCCAGACCCAGCACTTTACCCAAAAGGAATGTTAGGATTTAACTTAAGACGTTCAGGTTACAATGTTAAAAAGTTTAGGAAGAATTACTTTACAAGAACAAACTTCCCAAGCACAACTGACTTTCCTACACTACCAACTGAAAAAGATGCATGGGTAACAGAATCAGGATTGAAAACAGATGGTTCACCATTCATGGGTAGAAAAGCTCAGCGAAATATCATTGTTGAAGCATTAAAATCAACTGTAGAATCAACTACAGAACTAAGAGAAGAACAGCGTGAATTTAACTTATTAGCTGCTCCAGGATATCCTGAGTTGATTACAAACTTAGAAACACTTAACGCAGACAGAAAAGAAACTGCTTTTGTGGTTGGTGACACTCCATTTAGATTGGAACCAAATTCAACAGATATTACAAATTACGCAAACAACACAGCTGGCGCCGCAGACAACGGAGAAGATGGACTTGTAACAACAAATTCATTCACAGGCGTTTACTATCCTGCAGGATTTACAACAGACCTAGCAGGCGAGTCAGTGGCAGTGCCAGCATCACACATGATGTTAAGAACAATTGCATTTAATGATCAGGTTGCATTTCCATGGTTTGCACCAGCAGGTGTCAGAAGAGGCGCAATAGACAATGCATCATCAGTTGGATTCATCAACAGCGAAGGCGAATTTGAAACAACCGCAGTTGCTGAAGGCCTGAGAGATTCATTGCAGTCAGTAAACATCAATCCAATTAGTTTTGTAACAGGATCAGGACTGGTATGTTTTGGACAAAAGACAAGACAACTTACAGCGTCATCTTTAGACAGAGTAAACGTTGCGAGATTAGTTGCATTTACAAGACTACAACTTGATAAAATTGCAAGACCGTTCATATTTGAACCAAACGATGCATTAACAAGAAATGAAATAAAACAAGCAATTGAGTCTTTCTTGTTAGAACTTACATCACAGAGAGCATTGTTTGACTTTGCTGTTGTGTGTGACGAAACAAACAACACTCCAGAAAGAATTGATAGGAACGAACTGTTTGTTGACGTTGCAATTGAACCAGTAAAAGCAGTTGAATTTATCTTTATTCCAATTAGATTAAAGAATACAGGTGAAATAGCAGCTGGCCTTTAAAGGTACAAGTTAGTCAAAAGGAGAAATGAATAGTAAATATTCGTACTAGGAGATAAAACAAAATGTCAGTATCAACACTATCTAAATTTACAGTGCCACTAGCAAGTGATCAATCATCAGCCTCACAAGGCTTGTTGATGCCTAAACTACAATATAGGTTTAGAATAATACTTGAAAATTTTGGTGTATCTACTCCTAGATCAGAAATCACAAAACAAGTTGTCGATGTAACTAGACCAAACTTAACATTTGATCAAATAACATTAGACGCATACAACTCAAGAGTGTATATGGCTGGAAAACACACATGGGATCCAATAACACTTAATGTAAGAGATGATGTCAACAATGAAGTCAGTAAACTTACTGGCGAACAGTTACAGAAACAATTTGATTTCTTCGAACAGTCATCAGCGGCATCAGGCCAAGATTACAAGTTTACATCAAGAATCGAAATGCTTGATGGTGGCAATGGAGCCAACACTCCTACCATACTAGAAACATACGAATTGTTTGGATGTTATCTTGACAATGTTCAGTATGGTACACTAGCTTATGCAACTTCCGAGCCTGTACAGATTACTATGTCTATTAGATATGATAATGCGATACAGACTCCAAGAGGCACAGGTATAGGTTCCGCAGTAGCTAGAACAGTATCAACAGCAGTAACTGGCGGCGGTATTTAAATTTAATCTTCCTGTTTTTTAAAGCCATAAATATTACAAATGGCAAACTGGCGTTCTAACTTTCTAAGACAACTGCTTGGTGGTGACACCATGCGTGATTATCAACACGCGGCAAGGCTTTACACAGATAGAACGTTTGCATTATCTCCAAAAAATAGATTTTTATATCATGTTGTATTTGAAATCAATCCATTAGCAACTGGAGTATCGATAAATTCAACTGAAAAACTTGAACTTGGCATGATTGTCAAAAGATGTGACTTGCCTTCTTACAGTTTTAATGTTGAACAAAAAAATCAATACAACTACAAAAATTATGTACAAACTGGAATAACTTATCAGCCTGTGTCTATTGTGTTACATGATGACATGAGTGATACTGCTACTGCATTTTGGCGTTCTTATTATCAACATTATATTGTAGACACCAATAGACAAGAAGGATCATACAAGGCGGCATCGTTTGGCAATACCAATACAAGGTATGATCGTTTTGGATTAGACACTGGTAACAATGAAAGATTTTTTACATCAATATCAATATTCCAACTAAGCAGAGGATTGTTTACAGAATATAAAATGATGAATCCTGTTGTCAATGATTGGAACAATGGATCAATGGATCAAACAGATGGTGCAGGCATCAACGAACATTCCTTTTCGGTCTCATACTCAGGAGTCAAACTACGCAACGGAGAGATTGGTGTAGATCCACAAGGCTTTGCCACTTTCCATTATGACAACACTCCATCACCTAACAGCACAGGAGGTGATTCAATATTTGGTGTGCTAGGTGGAATAACAAAAACAGCCAGCCTATTAAGTAGAGGTAATATACTAGGTGCAGGACTTTCTGCCTTAACAACATATGAAAAAATAAAATCAGGTAAAGCAATCAGAGGAGCTAGAGAAGAAATAATAGGTGTTGTCAAAGACGCAGTGCGGGCCGGGACAAATAATATTGGCGCAACATCAAAGCCGGGTGTAAGTTTTCCAAAAAATTTAAAAAACAAAAACACTGAAAATAAAATAGAAGACAAAAGATTAACAATTAAAACAAATGATAAAAACAAAATATCCTTGAACAGCAAACAGATAAAATTTTACCTGGATGCAAACTATGACGCAAAATTAAAGTTTGCTAAATTTGTGGGATATAGAATAGACACCAGTATTGATCTTAATTCTGTTGACACTGCATGGGACAGTCTTACTGAAACAGAACAAAACTCTTACATTGATAATGCAACAAATGTAGCGGCTAAACTTATATCAGAAGATAAAATTGTTTATGAAGTTACTGGACAAGAATATGCAAAGTTTTTAGAGTCACCATTAGCAACTGAAACAGTTGCAACTGTAAATGTAAACAATGCCGCTAGTGGACAAGGCACATCTGCCGGGACCACAACAGGATCAGGAGGATATTACATTGGTTAGTGCATACGGAGGCTCCAGCAGTGCAGGCACCAGTGCTGGATCATCAACAACATCAGCAAATCCTGCATCTGGTGTAACACCTTGATCTTGAGTTGTTTGTCTATCAAAAATATTTTTTGCTAAATCAAAAGCAAGAGTAATTGGTTGACCTATAGTTTTATTGATAGCAGCTTTTATGGCAAAATCAGGTAAATCTACGTTATCTAATCCTAAAAAATTTTTTGTTTTGTCAATAAATGTTTCTGGTGTTTCATTAATAGTGACAGTTGGTTCAAATCCTGGAGGTGTTACTTGTGATATTGGTGTTAAAAAACCTTGTTCTGCTAATTCAACATCTGATAGAGGAGTTTGATCTGCAAAAGCTTTTGTTGGATCTACAGTTCCTATTGTTGGTTCTTGAAAGTCTCCTACCATTGGTGTTCCAGATATTGTTCCTA